TACATTTAAAATTTTCTATAATATTAATTCTTCTTTCTAATTCTTCTACTTTTGTATCTAATTCGTTTCTATCAAATACATAAGCCATTACTTTGTCTAACTTAAAATGCTTAGTTAAAGCTCCTGCAACATGATTAATTAACATTTTAGGAACTATCATTATTTATCCATTAGTATATCTTCGATTCTGTCAAAGCGTTCATCTATCTTAGTTTCTATTTTAGCAGTAGTTACTTTTAAATCATTTATATCTTGTTCATTTTTAGTAACTCTTTTAACTACTTTATCTTGGTCAGTTTTAACGGTATCTATTTTATGGCTATAACTACCAGTGGTAAAAAATAGAGTACCAGCTACAGTCACAATAGTTACTACATTAGCTAGGTTTATGGTTGTATCAATCATTTTCGTCCTTTTCACATTCTGCTTCCCATTTAGTTAAATCTAACATGGGTAGTGGTTTCTCTATGCTATGGTCTTTTAGCTTGTCATTTTGTATTGCCATTTTACTACCGCCTTTAACGTAAGGCTTTCCTTTTACACATCCAATGTTATAAACAAAGAATATCGTCTTAAATATACCTACTCTTACAACTCTAGCAGGCCTTTCATCTAAGGTAATAACATCGTCTGTATTAAGGTCATTACCAAGAAATACCTTTAATCCTTCAACTACACCCTCTATTGCTGAACGAAAGAAAAGAATTGCAGCTCCTGCTATAAACAACCAGCTGTATTGGCCCACTAATTCTTTTAATTCGTTTTCCATCTAGTCTAGTTCCCATCTATAAGCTCTCCCCATAGTGAGGTTTTGCCATTTATTATTTGTACAACATGTACAGTAAATAAACCTCCTCTAAAGTAATCAACTACCGCAAAAGCATGTGCCCAATTAATAGCTCTACCACCTAACCATTTATTCTTTTCAGGACTCATATCTTTTAAACACCCCATACTCCAAGCAGACTTAGGTCCATCTATATGAGTTACAGAAGCTTGTTGTAATCCATGATGGTGTCCATACATTACATTAGCTCCTAACATTAAATGTGCCTTTGCATGATGTATACCTGATTTATGATGTCCATGATAATAGTGTAGTTTACCAATCTTTAACCATTTCTTAGGTTCTAAATCAGCAGGATAATATTTATACCCTCTACCTTTTAAATCAACTGCTGTATGAAACTTATATTGAGGCAAATAAGGGTGTTCGTTAACAAACATATTACACCACTCATCATGATTACCTCCACACAAGTATTTTTCTGTGCAGTTTACTTTATCTAAAGATTCATCTATACTGTCAAGAAGCTCGTTGACACCTTTTACATCTTTGTCAACTCTAGGTAGAATGTACTCTAATGGCGGTTTTTTCTTAGCTTTCCATTGCCAGTGAGATACACTTCCCCATTCACCTACATCGCCTAAATCTATATAAGCATCAGGCTTTATTATTTCTATTGCTTTTTTTACTACCTTTATTGCTGCCTTATCTTCCAAAGGTGCATGTTTGTCTGGTGTGACAATTACACGCTTTAAAACGCCTTTGTCTTTTGACATATTTCTCCTTAGTTTAGTGTCTTGTCTATTTCGCCCCAATCATTGGGATTAGTCCAAGCGGAAGTCGCGCCTTCCAAAAGTTCTAAGGTTTTTGTTCTACCTAATTTTAAAAATCTATCCCCACATTTTAAACATTGCCATAATAAAGTACTATCATAAGTTCCTATTATTTCCAAACCTGCAATACTTTTTTTACCGCAATTAGGGCATTTTTCAGGTTTTGTTTCATATTTTTCATTGCTTTTAATACCAATTCTTTCAACTATGTCTCCAGTCTCTCTATCAGTTATATCATTAAGTAGAACAAATAACTTTTCTATCATTACTTCATTATAGCTTCTTTAACAACTTCTTCAACAGAATCATAAATTGCTGTAATAATCTTTTCTTCTGTTTTTTCTGATATGATAGGTATGTCTACATTATCGTTTAATTTTTTAATGATTTTATCTTTCATCTCATCATTAAATATATAATCAACTACCATTTCTTTTAAGTCCATTTTATCTCCTATTTAAAATTCCTGTGGCCTTATATAGCCAGTTCCTGTTTTTGTTCTTTCGAATTTTCTTATTCTTTTTATACCCATCATAAAATCATCCATAAATACTTGATATGCTTCCATATCTAAATTAGGAGGAAATTTATAGCCATAAGCTATTGCTCCTGTTGCTAGTATTTCATGATATTGTTCAGGTATATCTTTTAAAGGACCTACAGTTGATAACATTGCGTCATCTTGGTCTGTTCCTGAAGCTGCTTGTGTAAATCTACTTCCAAAAGTAGTTGCGTATACTCTAATATTATTAGTGCCTGTAATAGAGCAAGATTGGTAATCAGTTGTTCTTCCATCTTTAGTTGTTGCATTAACTACTTTTTCTACTATACCAAGTCTATAAGTTTTAGATGTATTAGAAGCAGAATCATATTTGCTAAACATCCACATTCTTTTATTATTTGAATCTGCTTCAGGAGTTGCTAAAGCAGTATCTGATGTGTCTTCTGGAACCGTAAATTCATCATCATCTATAATAGGTTCACCTATTAATTTAGGTATTTTTACATCATTAAAAAATACTTTATCTATTTCCATTATTGTTGAATCTATATCGTACCATCTTTGTCCTGCAACAGAATTAATTAGAAATGTTTTTTTAGTTATATCAGTTTGTTCAGCTATTCTATCAGCAGACATTTCAATATATAGCTCATATTGCCTACCAGATAAATTAGGATGATGCATTTTTATTATTTCAGTTAATTGTATTTTATTCATTAGTCATTTCGTTTCCGCTAGAAGCTCCATACTTATTTTTTATAAAAGTTATTTGTAATGATTTTTCTGATAATAAAGACTGAGATTGACTTTGTAAAAGATTAACAAGTTCTTGGTCTTCATCTTCTTGAACAAAATTATTTAAATAACCAAAAACTAAATTTAATGCCATAGAAAAATAAACGCCTTTTCTAGCGTCTGTTGGTAATCCATAAAAAATTTTTTCTTCATCTTGAGATGATACTAAAGAAAAATTTTGGATTCCAGAAGAATCACCTAAATCATGGGTTTGATTTGAATCAATTTCATTTCCTATACCAAACTTAGGATAACTCATATAATAAACTTTTCCCGTTGGATGTGACGAAGATTGTTTAGGTATAATATTAATTCCACCAGTAGATGTTACAAACCAAGCTGGATTAAAAGGGTCGTTTTCATAATAAATACTATGAGAGTTTGTAGCTTGGTCATCTAAATTTATAATTTTTCTTGCAGTATAATAATTTTGCTCAGAACCATCACTGTCTTCATCAGTGCCATTTTGTCTAACTACTTTTAAAATTCTTTTAGGATAATTATCAAAAAATCCCGTTCCTCCATAAGTTGCTTGAACTGAAGTGTTCCAAGCAGATGATTCTGTTAAGTTTTCTAATATAAAATCATCAAGTATAAATTCACTTATTTCAGCAAAAGCAGATTCGAATGCTTCGTTTAGCATTTTATCTCCAAACAAACTAAATATTTCATCACCTATTATAAATTGAATAAATTCTATTGGGGATTTTCCACCCCAATTCATATCGGAAGTTCCTATATCCTCTATTATAGGAGAATCACCAACATTAGAACCTGGATTTAAATTACCTTTATTTGATGATACTTTATTATTAAGAGTTGGCATTACTTACCTTTTTTCTTAGTATTATTTTTTCTTCTAGTACTTGGTTTAACACTAGATTTATGTTTATTTCCTACACTATTACTATATACTTTTTTTGCCATATTTTCTCCTTATAAGGGGCCCGAAGACCCCTTATAATTTATTTGTTACTTAACCACTATGATGGGTCAGGTCCTATACCAGTAGTTCCGTCACCGCCTAAGTCAGTTCCGCTTACATCTCCGTCAACCCCTTCTAAAGAAAGAGTAATCTTAAGTTGTGAAGCATCTTGAGTGTCAGTTCCATCACTATATGCACGTATTCTCATATATGGAGCCCATATATCAGTCAAATCTGCAACTACTATAGCACTATTCAAACCTGTTGAATTTAGCGAAGTGTTTAGATTTGCTGAAGCATCTACCCAATTAGGCCAAGCTCCACTACCAGGAGTAGTTACGTCACCTGCTGTTGAACCATTAGGTGAAGTTTGAACATACATATCCCAAGCAGCGTTACCTGCTGAAACTTCAGTCATTTCTATCTTTACAGTAATCTTTTTATTCTCCCAATCATATTGGTCAGAACCAAAAGCAGTACCTAAAGCATAGACTGCATTACCACCTCCTGAATCTACAACATCTATAGTTTCTGCAAGTGTAACATATTTTCCAGCTGTAGTTTTAGTTAAAGCCATAATCTACCTCCTACTTAAGAAAACTTAAGAATTGCGTGAGTTTCAGGTAAGCTAATCTCAAGACCACCTTCAGTAATGATTTGGTCTTGTCGACCATCAGTACCTGGTGTTTGAATATTAGTTTCAATGAAGGTATCTCGACTCATACCATTACCCACAAGTGGTCTATAAGCTACGTTTTTAAGGTCAACTGCTACGCAGTAATTTTCCCAAACACCTCTTAATAGAGGTTCAGCAACAAAGTGTAAGTTACCAAATATAGTATTTACTTTTGTTACTGTGTGGCCAAATTGACCAGGAACATTATCTACGTCCAATCTATATTGAGACGAGCCTACAGTATTGTTCATAAAAGAACCATTACCTAATTTATTTAAGTAAGTGATTACTTTTCTTGAAGCTAATACAAGTTTATTTCCACTGTTTCCACTTTCAGGAGCAAAGAAATCTTCCATTGCATCTAAGAAAGCATCATAACCAGATGAAGCATAACTCATATTATATACTTTACCATATGTTGAAGTATAAGGAATCATTCCCCAAGTATGTCTTTGAGGTGCTGTACCAGCAGCTGTTTCATTAGAAGCTCCACCATAACCAAAAAGCATAGCTTGTTCGATATCCATTTTGTGTTCCATTAATTTATCTTGCCATATTCTTTGGAACTCATTTTTGATACCTCTATACTCAGTAGCCATAGATGTTCCAGAAAAGATATTCATACCAGTTTTAAAAATCTGACAATATCCTTCTCTGTCGAACATTTTGTCTTCCCAACCACTTGGAGCAACAGTTCCCTCAGCCCATGATGAGCCAATTACTTGACCTTTATTTAAAGCTGAGAAAGTTAATGTTCCAGAAGTTGGTGTATCAAGAGGAACTATCTCATCCCCACCACCAGTTACTGTAATTGTTGTTATACCACTTGAACCATCAGTTCCAGAATGAGTTACTGTTGCTCCAGAAGCTAATCTGAATCGGTAAACATTACCGTCATCTGCTTCCATTGCTAGTACTTGACCAGGAACTATAAAGTGACATGCGTTATTGGTAGCATCAGAAGCTGAACCGCTGATTTTACCGAATTGGTCGTAATCGCAACTTATTACTAAGTTATCTGTATCTGCATTTGCAATTGTTGGACCTGCTTCGAATGTCCAAGTAACTGCAGTAGATACTTTAAAATTACGTCTTTGCCATTGATGACGTTGCTCTAAAAATTTAAACACAGGGTCATTAGTAGCTTTTTTTGCAACCTTAGAAAGGTAAACAAAAAATGGGCTTTGTTGAGGAGCTAGTTCTGCAACTCTATCCCCAAAATTAAAGACTCTACGTGTATCATCGATAGAAACGCCAGTGGCTGTATTATATTGACTATTACTATATACATTTGCCATTGTATTTTCTTTCTATAATGTATCCTCTCTCAGCTGTCGCGTAGACCTTCGAGTAGGATAGTTAATTACCAAGGATTATTTTTCTTATAATCATTTATCATTGAATCCATAATTGATTCTTCAGAAGATTGTTCAACTGGCTGTTGTGATGGTAATACTCCCATAGGGGATGCAACTTGCTGTGCTCTAGCTTGCTGATTAAAAGCATCACTAGGTTGAGCAGGTTGAGCATTTGCCACACCACCGCTTCCTTGTTTAATTCTCCAAAGTTCAACTAGGTTATCTATATTCAGTGAATCAGGTTTTGACATTTCAACCATGAATGAATTAGCTTCTTCAGGAGTTAATCCATGATGTCCTTGAACTTGTTCATAGATTTGTCCTAATTGTTGATTTTGAGCTTGTCTTGCTTGCATTCTTTTTGCATTTTCAACTCTTCTGTTTTGTTCAGCATCAAGTCTTTCTTGCAAAACTGCACTATTATACTCATTTTTTAAGTTAGAATATTCAGTCATTTTATCACGCCAAGTTTCAACACCTTCTAGATATTGTGCACTAGGACTATTTGGGTCTTCCATTGCTTCTGCTCTGTTAAACCCTGCTGGTTTTTCTGGTCTTTCTGGAGGTGGAGGGAACTCCTCTACAGCTGGCTCTTGTACAGGAGCTTGTGCTTGCTGTACTGGCGGAGCTGAAGATTGCATAGCTTGTAACTGATTTTTTAATTGAGCATTCTCATTTTTAACTTTATCAGCTTGAGATTGCCAATATTGATACCTTCTCTCGTCATTTTCATTTGTGACTGGAGCAGGCGTTGCAGTATTACTACCATCCTCACTTACAACTTGTTCTACTGCATTAGTAGATTCTTGAGTTGTTGTACCTTCATCAGATGAGAAAAACGCTTCTTCAACTGATAAATTGGAGCCCTGTTCAGGGGTGTCCACATTTGTTTCGTCTATTTGTGCCATTATTTGTTCTTTCCTTTTTTAGTTGCCTCTTTGCTACTAGAGGGTGAACTAGTTTCTTTACTTGCATCAGAAATCTGACGCTTTATTGTAGCTAGGTTATCATCCAATCGCTTCTCATACAAGGTCCCAGAAGCTGCAGCTTTGTTTTCCAATTTATCAAGGTCTGCTTTAAATTTCTCAACCTCAACTCTTTTTCTAAGATTAACTGCTTCTCTATCTCTAGTTTGCAAGTCTCCCTGTAACTTTTTGATACTTTCTTGAGCTGCTTGTAATTGTTGCTGTAATTGTGTAATAACATCGGTCCTTTGTAAGACCCCTTCCATATCGAACACTTCTGTTTTTTTAAGAACTTCTCTTTTATCAATAAGTCCTTTTTGATAAGCATCCATATAAAATTCTAATTCTGCATATCTATTAGTTGGTAAAGTACCACCACTTACTATTGATATATCATATTTACCAACTGTAATATCATTTACTACTTTTAATTCATTTGTTTTATCATCAACTAATTTTTGATTTATAACAAATTCATTCATAGAGTTATTTGGTTGAACAACTCTAAATGTTTTTTCTGTACTATATAATTGTTGCATTAAAGAAACTGCAACTTCACCTACTCTACATAATGCTGCTTCTACATCTGCTAATTTAGATTTAATTTTTCTTTGACCAAACTCATCTAAAGCAATAGTTGCTTTATACGTTTCAGGAGCTGCAGATGCATTTCCTTGCATTAATTCATATAAACCAAGTTGATGGTCAATATCTGTTTTAGCAGATTGCTCATTTGAATATAATTCATTAGGCAATGGACTTGGTTGAACTGCTACAGGAGGACCATCTGTCGGGTCATAAGGTATAGCAACACCAGGTTGTGCCCACTTTTCTTCAAAATCTTTCATATCTACACTACCTTCAGGAACTAATATTTTAGTATTAGTACTTGTAGTAGCGTGAGCAATAATCAAAGAACGAGTTTTATTAATATACTCTTGTAATCCTTTTACCATTCTTACATCAGATGTAGGATATGGTGTTCTAGTATGCAAATTACATAAAGGTACAATAGGATATTCTTCACAAGGAAGTATTCTTGAATATAAAAGTGTTTCACCTATTATAATACATTGCTTTATTCTAGTTGCCATAATTTTAACAACTTTAATTGCACCTTTTAAAATTAAACCTTGAAAATCAGTTTCTTCAATATTTATTTCAGGAACTTCTGGAGCAGGAACTTCAGCTTCAACAGGATAACCTGCTTCTGTCATTTTTTGTTGTGTAACAGCTTGTTGTTGCATCATTGCAATTTGCCTTTTTTCTTCAAGTTGCATAACAAGTTGTTCAGCTTGTCTTTGCTCTGTAATTATATTACCTTCTATAATCCAAGCTGGTTTTTGTATATACTGATTAAATTCGTCCTCTTTTAATAAATCTTCTTTACCAGAAAACTGTTCAAAAACTCTCATTCTTGGAACTTCTAGTTTATAATATCTTTCGTAACCTCTTACATATTCGCTTTGCTCATGTAATAACCCTACATCTTCTGGAAAAAATATCTCGCTTTTGTTATCTCTTCCTGTCTCAGGAGCATTAAAATCTTGTTCACTATCAGCATCATCTATTTCTTTTTTATATTTAGGATATAGTTTTTTTGCTTGTTCTCTACTAAATAAACGAGAAACTAAAATATTTTCAGCATCATCAAAAAACTTACTTCTACTATTAGGGTCTACATAAACATCTAATGGGTCTATATCGTGCATACAAACCTCACCTTTACCCATATCTTTATAAGGGTCTTGATAAACGTTTATATATCCTATCCCCATTACATAATAATCATCAACAGCTTGTTTTATAACAGATTCACCATCTGATATATCATACATATAAGATAGTAGATTACTCAAAACTTGCGCAACTTTATTATCAGAATCTTCTCTTGGCGCAGCTCTAAACGAAGGTCTTTTAGCTGTTAACATAGCTTTTGCCGCTTCTACAGCAGGATGAATCCTATTAATAACAATAGGAGCCTGACCTCTTGCTTCTAAAACTTCTGCTTGTTCCTTAGTCCATTGACGACCTAATCTAAATTCTTTGTCCTCTTTAGCCTGTTGAGCCCAAGCATCACGTTTTTTGCTATAATCTTTGTATAACTGTATAGTCTCACTAACTATTTTAGGGGTCTTTTTATCTTCCATTTTACCTATTTTTTATCAACTTAATATACAACTATAATGTCATCCAATCAAGTGTTTTTTTGTTATTTAAATTATTTTCATCAACTTTTTCCCATTCTTTACGCCTTGATGGTTTTGCTTTATCTAAAGCTGTCCATATTGCGTCCATAACATCGTCATGTTTTCCTCTTGGGTAACTTAAAAATTCTTGTTGAGGAATGTTATCTTGTGGTCTAAAGAAAAAAGAACCTTTAGCAAATAAAGGTACTAATGATAATAAACGTTCACTTTTTCTATTTCTAGGCTTTACACCTTTTTCAAGACCAGGTATGTATAAACTTTCTTTTAGCATAAGTTCTCTAACTGCTGTTCTTAAAGCTTCTTGATAACCTACTGTTTCTATTTTCATCCTTCTAGGCCTATATTTTTTAAAAACTTCAATAAGTTTTTGAGGCTGTTCTGCAGGACTAATTCTATCCCTATAAATATCAATAATATACTTATTATTATCGGAGTCAATACCCATTGTAGCAACAACAAAATAATCGGCAGTGGAAGAAAGGCTACTAGCAGGGTCAACTCCACAATAGACTTCAACTGGTTTAATTTCTTCTTCTCCATCTACAGTCCTAACTAGGCAATTTTGCCCATTTATTCTTTTGTAATCATAGTGATGCATTTTTATCCATTCTGGTTTGAACGGTGCCATATCAGGAGATTGTGCTATATTCATATACTCTTGATAAAAACCATTTAAATTTCCTACAGATGCAAATTCTTTCTTTATCTCATTAATACGTGATTTAGGAAATCTTTCAGGCCATATACTTTTTTCATCTTCATCCCATATAGAATACCATAAAGTATGCCATGCTGGAGAATCTTTAGCCCAGTATAAAAAACAATCCTCAGATATTACAGTACCTATCATAGCTATTTTACCTTCATCTGATAATGATGGTATTACAGCTTCTGTAACCCATTTTCTATTTTTAGCTCTAGCTTCTGGAGTAAACGCATTAAGCTCAGACTCAAAGTCATCTACCACAATAAGATTAGGACGAGTATCTCCTTCAATAAATCCCCTAACTCTTTGTCCTGTACCTACAGCTATAATCCTTGCACCATTAGCAAGTACTACATCATTGTTAGTCCATCTTTTAGCTGTATTAGGACCAAGGTCTCCAAATATATCTTTAAATCTATCTGAATGCGTTAAATGATATTTAATACGAGATAAGAAGTTTATAGACTGAGTTTGTGATTCTGATATAATTACAATAAATAAATCTTCATCTGTCTTTTTAAATGCTATTCTCCATAAAGGGAAGATGAGGGTGGTAACGGTAGACTTCGCTGTACCACGAGGCGCTGCAATTAACACCCTCCTTTTGTTGTCGTTAGCGAGTGCAGAGTACACATCTGTGTGGAATGGGGGTGTACTCTTTCTCAATGCTGTAGGGAAGCAGTGCCTTCCGAACAGCGCCATATTATTGCGAAGCTTTTTTAAAGCCTGCATTTGGCTATATTGTTCTTCGTAATCCACTATTTTTCTTCAGTTACAGTTTTAGTAGCTATTAACTTATCTTCTTCTTCTCTTAACTCGTCTATAAGTTTAGTATTGCTTATAGCTTCTAGTTTTTCAGTTGTTTTAACAAGTTGTTTTTCTTTCATGCCATGCATACCTTGTAAATTTTCTACAGCACGCATAAGATTGGTAACATCTTTTTTATCTTCAGCCATAGATATTACTTTTGCCAATAAATCTAAAGTATAAGTCTTATCTAATCCATGGTCGGTAAGTAAATCTGCAAGTTCTTCTTTTATCATCTTTTCAAAAACCTCCGTTTTCATCATTCTTTTCCACTTTTTAAATTCAGTAGGTGTATAATTACCAAGAACCATATCTAATGCTAAATTATAGTCCCATGTAACAGAATAGGCTTTTGCAAGATTTTTCATCATATCTTGCTTAGACTTAACTTCTAGCATAGGTTTGCCAGACATAGTAGTGTTAGTTTTCCTACCTGATACTTTTAATTGCTTAGAAGCATACTTAGGATTAAAAAAGGTGTAACCCCAAGGAAACCTAAGATATATATTATCCTTATCATGATTAGAGGGATACTCTTTTCTATTAATGCATTTAGCAACATAGTTATCATCAGATATAGCATATCCCCCAGGTTGAACCATTTTCCAGTATACATACTTTATACCTTTATCGTCTGCTTCCTGTTTTCTATAAACGTTATATGTTGTAAGACCTTTGTCTTTATGGTCTATATTTATTGTGTACAAATGTACCTTACCAATCAGAACCTACAGTTGGAGTATTAGGACTCTTACCACCTAAAAAATGCCTTGCTACTCTTGATGGCCAATTCATAAAACCTAAATCATCTTCACTTCTTGAAAAACCTTGTCCATACAATTCTTCTCCTTCGGAAATTTGTCTTACTATATCTTGCACATTAAAAGGCTGGTCTCCAGTATTTATCATTTTACTACCTGGAACTGCACCATATCCCTCAAAAGATTGGTTAGGACCTAATAATGCTGATTTTGCCTTATTAGCAATGTCTTGTCCCATTCTAAATTGGCCCATAGTTTCATCATGTCCAGATGAAGGCCAACCAAATGTATTGTCCATTCTACCAGTTACGTTTTCATACTCTTCACCACCAGGTACTCCCCACTGAGTTTGATTTATCCAATTACCATAATTCCAAGGATTTGGGTTATAACCAGCATGTTGTCCCATAGGGCTTATTGATTCATCTTCATTTATATTCCATGCATAATCTTCTATCCAAGGGTGCCTCTTATTAGGAGCATATCCTGGTCCAGCCCCTCCTTCTTCTCCCATAGTAGGCATTGCATAATTTAATAGTCCTCGCATTTTTTTTTCCTTTATTTATTCATGTTTTTTAATAAGTCTTTTGTCATTTTTACAACTTTTTTAGAATCTGATATACCAGATTTATTTCCTACCATTCTAACTAAATCTGTTACATCTGGATTTGGTATAAAATAATTAGAATCATTAGGATAGTGTCCTAATCGGTTTCTGTCTAAAGCTCTATCTAAATATTTAGTCATAAGCATTGCTTCATTTATATTAATAAAATCATCTACATTTCTAGGATTAAAATAATTAGGATTATCCAGAACATAATCTAATAAAGCAAGTTTTTGCTTATCTTTGTATTTTACTGTTTCTTTTTTTCCCATTGTATCTCCTAATCTACTAATTCAAAATGTGGAAAATCATCAAAATTGTTATCGTCCACTTCAAAGTTCATATTCCAATCACCACCCCATCTAAGTCTTATTCCCATAGACTGAGCAATGCCAATAACAAAACCAGCAAAAAGATGAAAACGTTCCCTATCATCCCAATCAATAGGATAAGGGACCACATCAACAGCCCTA